GGATCCAGGTAGCGCTGGCCGGTAGCGATCACTTCAACGTCGTGACCACGGTCTTCGAGTTCATCGACAAGCATTTCCAAGACGATGGGCTCCCAGCGGGATCCGCGCTCCAGGATGCGGCGCTTGGCCGGGGTCAGCTCTTCGACGAAGGCTCCGGTCTTCTTCTGGAACAGCATGAAGGGCGTGGCCCAAGGCGAAACGCCCAGGATGGCGGCGACGTCCGAGCCGCCCAGGTAGGTGCTGCGGTCAAGCTGGCCCACCGCAATCGGTGCATTCATTTCGTTACCTCCCATCCGTAAATTTCAACGCTGCGGCCCTGGCGGGTGGAGAAGAAGCCGCCCATCCGGAACCAGCCTGCGGCAAGCAAAACCTTGATCTGTGCTTCGTTGTCGGCCACCACCGTGCATTGGGCGAAGCGATACCCAAGCTCGCGGAGCGTGCCCATCTGCCAGCGCTTGAGCTCGTGGCCCAGGCCCTTGCCCCGGTACTCGGGGAACACTTCCACGCCGTGGCAGATGGCGACGCCTACCTGACTGGGCAGGCTGTCGATCTCGTAGCAGCCGAACGGGATGCCCTCATTGCGGGGCAGCTCGTCGGTGATGAAGGCGGCGTAGCGGGTCATGACTGCACCACTTCGAGGGACTGCATGATTTCCAAGGCCCGGGCACGGGCCTGACGGGCGCGCGGCATGTTCCCGGCGTTCATGGCAGCGAAGTACGTGTCCATCCAGTCCTTGGCTTCCTGCACGGCCTCGGCGATGTCGTTGTCGCTGGGCTGATCGTCTTGGGACATCTCCTCGAGCAGCGCCAGGCTGGACAAGGCGGCGGCGGAGAAGGTGGCGGCGTCGCCCGGGCCGGGCAGGTTGAAGGGGTTCATCACAGCCACCCCGCCATGCCGCACGCCACGACAAGAACAATCGCCAGATCGGCGAACACGACAGCCCGCATCAGCACGTGATCCGGGATTTCGTTGCGCCGCTCGTAGTGCCGGCGCGCTGCGGATTTCTCAGCCATGACTACCCTCCTGTTTGTTGTTGAACTCAATCGGCGGGCCTCTGCATCAAAGGCCCTGCGGTTGAATGCCGGTCACGCTTTCCGGCGGCCTACAAAGCCCGGTTGCGCCGGGTGGCCCGCTCCATCGCATCAGCCGGTGATCTGGCCTGGAGTTGCGTTTGCTGATGCCTTCGTTACGCGTCAGCTCTGCGTAGGAAGTCCCCCTTTCGGGGCCCCGGGAGGCTGCCGGGGTGAAGATCAACGGAAAAAGATTGCGGGGATGGCTGCCGGGGTGTCTTCGCGGATCACGCCGCGCAGCATCGCGCCGGCTGCCATCCACTCAGGAGCGTCGATTGCGCCGGCTTCGAAGTTGAAAAAGCCGTCTTCGATGCGCAGATCGACTGAGGTCCGCGTGCCGGACATCAGCAGGGTTTCTGCCCCGATCTCTTCGGTGCCGTTGCTGTAGGTCTTGGGGCTCATCTCTCCGGCTCCGTTGGTGTTGTTGATGGAGTGGATTACACCAAATGGTGAATCACATGTCAACACCAAACGGTGAATATTTATGCGATACTTCGCCTGCCTTCCATGAAGCACCTCAGTTGGAGTTGCTGACCGGCTCTCTAACCGGCCCGTCAGCCAGCATCAGATACACCCCCGAGAGGGCCGTCCGGCAGATCACCGCCGGAATCCGACGAGCTGCCGTTCAGGGTAGTTAGAAGGTAGGCCCGCAACACGCCCCTGCCGGCGCTGAACAGTCCGGCGGCACCTGTCGAATACATCCCGCGCCGTAGCGGGTGAACGCGACTCCCGGGACGAGAGTAACCCGGGGCCAACACAGCTTGGGCTCCTGTGCCTTGCCGGCAGGCCGGGACGATCTCCCGGGGCTCAAGCTGTGTTGGTGAATGCGCAGTGGTGATGCGAAAGCACGTAAAGAGGGACTTGGCGGCGACAATGATCTTCTCCGGCGCAACCGGGTAAGTAGGGCCACGGGCCATGCCAGAAGCCGGGATCACCTCCGGCCACCAACAAAGAAAGTGCCGGTTCGATTCCGGCTCGCCTGTCGAGGCTTGGTAGGAAGGGGGGCGGTTCGATTCCGTGATAGGTCGCTGGGCGACAAATGACATGACACCCCGGAAAGACGGGGGCCAACATCGAAGCGGCGGCGCGGAAGGACGCGCTTCAGCAATCAGCAGACTCCAGTGATGTCGTGCAGACCGACCCCTCCCGGAAGAGCCTGATTGCGAAGATCCCTGAGTCTGAGATGGGAAGTCGGTATCAAGCCCGGCCCGCTTCGATGTTGGCGAAGTACAAGCCAGCAACGGGAAGGTGAAAGTCCGCGCGTGGATGAGTAGTCAAGGCACACTGCATCGAGCAAACAGCGGACTTGATCGGCTGAACCCTGACCACCCCGGGAAAGTAGCGGGGGCCAACATCGAAGCGGCGGGGTGGACGGGTAGCACCCGGGCAAACGGATAGCGTAGCGCTGCGCGCCGCAAGCTTGATAGAGCCGGTTCAAGTCCGGCCCGCTTCGATGTTGGCAGCAGAGAGCGTTCATCCGCCAAGACGCATTCCAACGAGTGCCCGGGCGCTGAGTGTTGCCAACACCCATTTTCGGGGCGTAGCGCAGCGGTAGCGCGCTTGCTTTGGGAGCAAGATGTCGGGAGTTCGATCCTCTCCGCCCCGACCAATTACACGCCCGCACAATGCGCAAATACCTAAACCTACTCCGCAGCACCCTCCAGCACGGCACCCGCAAGAGCGACCGCACCGGAACCGGAACACTGTCTGTATTCGGCTATCAGATGTGCTTTGACCTGTCCGAAGGCTTCCCGCTTCTGACAACGAAAAAGCTGCACCTCAAGTCGATCATTCACGAGCTGCTGTGGTTCCTGCGCGGCGACACGAACATCCAGTATCTCAAGGATAACGGCGTGTCGATTTGGGACGAGTGGGCCGACGAGAATGGCGAGCTTGGGCCGGTATATGGCAAGCAGTGGCGAAGCTGGGCGACGCCTGACGGGCAAAGCATCGACCAGATTGCAAAGCTGATTGACGGGCTTAAGAACAACCCAGATTCGCGCCGGCACATCGTCACCGCCTGGAATCCTGCCGACGTGGATAGCATGGCCCTGCCCCCGTGCCACTGTCTATTTCAGTTTTACGTTGCGGATGGCCGACTGTCCTGCCAACTCTACCAGCGCAGCGCGGACGTGTTCCTCGGCGTGCCATTCAATATCGCCAGCTATGCGCTACTCACGATGATGGTTGCCCAGGTGTGCGGGTATGAGATGGGCGACTTCGTTTGGACGGGTGGAGATTGCCACCTGTACGCAAACCATATCGAGCAGGCGGAACTACAGCTATCCCGCGAGCCGCGAGGGCTGCCGAAAATGCGGATCAATCCCGACGTGAAGGATATTTTCGCTTTCAAGTTTGAGGATTTCACGCTTGAGGGTTACGACCCGCATCCGCATATCAAAGCAAAAGTTGCCGTATAAGCAGAAGCGGAAAAATATTTAAGGGAACTCCGCTTGTCCGTTATCCTGCAATGGGATAAATTGCACATGTCACCGCACGGTGGCAGGGCTTGGCGGCTCTTAGTGATTGTCTAGTTTCAATGGGAAGTGGCTCGGCGTGAGAACGAAAGTTCTGCCGAATCTCACCGGACCGCCAACGCGCCGAGCCTGCCCGCCCTGTGGTCGCCTTTCAATCAAAGAGGAATTGACCATGCAAAACCTTCCTATCCCTCAGCAGCAAACCATGAGCAGCCGCGAGATTGCGGAGCTTGTCGAGTCGCGTCACGACAATGTGCGAGTCACCATCGAAAGGCTTGCAGAACGCGGCGTTATTGCTTTGCCTGCAATGCAGGAAAAGCCCACGGGCGGCAGGCCATCCGTTGAATACGTGTTTTCAGGCGAAAAAGGAAAGCGCGACAGCCTTGTTGTTGTTGCCCAGTTGTCACCTGAATTTACGGGCCGTCTTGTTGATCGATGGCAGGAGCTTGAATCGCAGGCTGCTAGGCCGCCCATCGCCATTCCTCAATCCCTGCCCGAAGCCCTGCGTCTCGCCGCCGATCTTGCCGAACAGAAGGCCATTGCCGAACAAGAGCGCGACGAAGCCATCCGCACCAAAGCCATGATTGGCAGCAAGCGCGAAGCCACCGCAATGGCGACGGCAGCGGCAGCAAAGCGCGAGGCTGAACGCCTTGCTGCCGAACTCGATCAGTCCATGCAATACGCCTCAGTCAAGCGGATGGAGCAAGTCTATACGGGCCGCAAGTTCAACTGGCGCGAACTCAAAAAGGCGTCTGTCGCGCTTGGCCTGAAAGCAATCGACGTATTCGATCAAAACTACATCACCGTCAAGGCGTATCACGCTGCCGCATGGAAGGCCGTGTATTCGCTAGACGTTATGAAGGATTCGGCACATGCCTAAAGAAGTCAAAGCCTACTCGTGCTCCTTTGGCTGCGGCCGAAGGGTGCAAATGAACCGTAAGGCGGTTGAGAAGCACGAGGAAACTTGCGCCAAGAATCCAGCCCGGCGGGCCTGCAAGATTTGCAAGCACAAGCGGTATGGCGACTTGCCCGCAGATATGCCCGGCGCAGTTGTCTATGAGCCTATATGTGCAGTAAAGGCGCTCCCTTATGGGCACTTACTGCGCTTCGACTGCCCGCAATGGGAGCCCCACGAAACCCTTGAAGAAGAACGTCCAGCATGAAAGCCTACACCCTAACCCTCACCCACACCCAAGCCCGCACCCTATCAACAGCCTGCGAAGTCCTTGCACGCCTCGGCATGGGCCAATTCAAGGATGCGTTTGACTGCCTGCCCCTGCGCAAAGACATTGACTGGTCCGCATGGCACGACGACGTGGAGCAAATCTCCCGCATCATGTCGAAGCACATGCAAGGCGGCATTGACGGCATTCGCAGTAGCACGGGGATAGCCAATGCAAGCGAAGAGGCGCGGGCCGCATGGGACTTGCACGCCGTTATCCGGCACCGCCTGTCGTGGGACCGT